GTCTATAGCCTAGCTAGCTAAGACATCTCAACCTCACAAAACTTCATGCTACTAATCCTAGACACAAATTCGCTCCCTCGAAGCATAAAATACGACAAAAATTGAGGCATCAAATGCTTAAAGGAAAGTCACTTGTGACAGGACTTCACTCAAAGTTCTGTGTTTATGATAAACGTGTGAAGGTACCGTTGAAAACAACATGTAATATAGCAATTAAGGATTACCACCTTTATCCACCGTTAGGTGGTCTTAGAAAAGGATTGGTTGTCTTCGATTTAAGAAAGCATCCTGCTTTCCAGCTTGCGGAAGACGCAATATTAACTGCTTACCTCTGTCATGGCGATAATGTAGTCATACCTTTCATTCCTATGCTCCATGCTCTGCATGAGTCCATAGGTGCTGGAATTTCTTCTCGTGATCTGACGGTTTCGTTAAAGGCACTTTGTGCTGATTGGCGTCATCGTTGGATTGACGATCATGAAGAAAGACTCTCGCTTCAATTGTCCTTTATTTCAAGGGCCCTCGCTGAGGGAGACATACAATTGATGAATGAAAGTATAGAACAACACTATATAGATTACACAACGCCATTCGTGACAAGACCGCATCTGCTTAGAGTCTTAGGCAACTTCGTAAAATTCTGGTGCTTTAAAAACCTAGCTAAGAGTAACGTTATGTCTGCTCCCGATTTTCCAGGGAGGTCTGCATGTCGTGAGTCGAATACTAGATCTGGGGGCGCGTTGGCGTACCAGGTCGAATGTGGAATTCACAATGACTGTGAGGATCTTCTCAACGAATTTGGGGCGAATATACCGCCGGAGGATGTACAGGGCTTGGCGTTAGACGTGAGTCTAATGGTTCAAGGAGCCTCTCTATTTAACGATCTTAATCGCCTAAACGCGAAATCCGCGTCAGGAGTGACTAAAGAAGGAGTTCCAATTCCTTCTAAGGTCTCTGCAGTGAATGAGAGAGGTTTTAAAAGTCGCATCGTAACAGTATCAGCTGCCGCTCTGCAAAACATTGGTCATATCGCTAGAAAGCGTTTACTCGCAGGGTTGAAGAAAGACAAGGTCTCTGTTTCAACACTGAAAGGAGAAACTGATAGTGATATTCTCAAGCGTTTTGTAGGCATTAAAGCTGAAGTATTGATCTCTACTGATTAGAAAAGGGCAACGGATCTAATTCCCTTAGATGTGTTAAGTTCTATGGTATCTGGGATGGAACGATCTGGTCGTTTCACGGAGCTTGAACTTGTTGCACTGCGGTACCTGACTGGTCCGCAACTGTTGTCTTATGGTGATACAGAACCTATCGATTCTGAAAGAGGAATTTTGATGGGATAGCCTGTTACGTGGACGATTCTGTCCTAGTTGCACATATTCTGGTAGTCTTATTCTGGCTCGAAGGCGCAGTGTGGGAGAAAGAAATTCGCAGCGTGTGTTTGCGGAGACGATGCTATTGTAGCAACCACCCGGGCTCATGGTATTAAGTATGCTGAGGTTGTTAAGGAGATGGGATGTGAAATCAATTTGGCCAAGCACTTTGTCAGTGATGGTAGGACCCTTACAGGGATCTTTATTGAGCGCGCTTATCAATTTAACAAAGGGTCAGATGGCAAAATTTATTCTGCCAAACGTTTGGACGTTATACCTATTAAACCATTAGTCGGTTTTAAGAAACCGAGAGCACTCACGAAAACCTTTGGAGAAGGTAGTGAGGTAACTCCCTAGGTGAATTGTTATATAGCTATCGATTCGCTAACTTCGATGCATTCTGGCAGTGCGGCACCAATCAACAGATAGTTGAATTACGTACCTTATTATAGGGAACTCGCAAAGAATATTGGCATGCACGATGGCGTTCCCCTAGCATTAGGAGGATCAGGTTAGCCTCTGTCGACAAGACATGAAATGTCAGTAGAAGTCGAAGAATACTTGATCAGAGCTAGGTACCTTAAATCTACCGGAAAGAACTTTATAAGTTTCTAGTATGGTCAGTAGTCAAAAACGTGGAGCTTTGCCTCAGATGAGGTCTCGTTCAAATTGGATGAGTATTGTTCTGATTACGATTCAGTAGGAGATGCAATAGCGTGTATCGCAGGTACAGCGGAAAAACCGACTGTGCTCGATGACCCTTTGGCATTCTTGGACTGTGGTTCGCAGGAATCGTTTGTTTAGAGGTCTACTGCCTTACAGTATAAGGCTTTTATTATGGCGGGATTAGAGGAAAGGACAGTTCACTTACATATGAGAGACGCAGTTAAAGCCTACAAAAGGTGGCTGGTTTCGATCAGCAGCGTCGATTTGTCTCATGCGAAAAAGTCTTTGTTAACTTAGGATGCTGGGGAACATGTGTGGATGAGATTGATGGAGTATAATGGTAATTTGGTGTATCCACAGGGTTGTGTGTTACAGGGGAATGTTGTTTCGGAGCTAAGAGCTCTCATCGCAGACAGACTTTATAGAAAACTTTTAGAAAGTATTCCAAAACCGAAGTTAGTTAAAACTTCAGAAATCTGTCCCGGGAGCTCCGCCCCTTAGGTTGGTGGGCAGTTACCAACCCCTTTCGGAAATGAAGTCTAAGGATCAGC